ATGTGGAAATTACTACTAGGTCTTCTTAAAGGAGGTGATGGTAGAAAATCTGTCGCTGGAGGTTTAGCTTGGGAAATACGTGAAGCAATAAAAGGAAAAGAATTAGATCCTGAAAAACTAATTGAGTTACAAACTAAAATAAACATGGTTGAAGCCTCTCACAGAACTTTATTTGTGGCAGGCTGGAGACCTTTTGTAGGCTGGATTTGTGGTGTAGCTTTAGCTTATAATTTTGTAATACGAGACTTATTTATATGGATTACAAAAACAACAGACGCACCACCACCTTTACAAATGGAACACTTAATGACAGTATTATTAGGTATGTTAGGATTAGGTGGTCTTAGAACATATGAAAAAATTAAAGATAAAGTAAAATAAAATGGGATATTATCAAAATAATTTAAGTGATTTTGCAACAGGTGGAATAGAGTTGCAAGAATCTAAAACACTAAAAGCAGCTATATTAAGTAATTTATCTACTAACACTATAGCTGGTTTACCAGCAAGTAGCACTGCTATTGTATATGCTACTGGAGGTACATATCCTGGAGCTGCTAGTATTGAAACAGTAACTACTCCAAGAGGTGTTACTTTAGGCGCTACTTTTTTAGTTACCACAGATGGAGCAGGAGCAGTAACTAGTGTTACTGTTGTAAATCAAGGTCCAAACGTTGGTGTTGCTGCACAAACAATAGAGTTTAGTTTAGCTTCATTAAATTTAGCTTTTGGTTCAACAGGAATAACAGGAGCGCTTACAGCTACTATTGCTGGTGGTGATTTAGATAGACCAAGTGGTATATTTAATAACAAAAAACCTGCTTTATATGTAGGTGGTACAGGTGATATAAAATTAACTTTAGCATCTGACTCACAACCTATAATAGTAAAAAGTATAGCAGCAAGTACAATTTTACCTTTTGCTGTATCAAGGGTATACAACTTAACAAGTGATACAGAAACAACAGCAACAGAAATTATAGCGTTGTTGTAAAAACAATTAATAATTTAAATTTAATCTAATGACAAAAAAAATAAAACAAGCTAATAAGCTTACAGATAACCAATTAACTACTATTAGAAAACAACAAGAAGAAATAGCTCAAATATTAAAAGATGTGGGTTTTCTAGAAACACAAAAACACGGTTTACTTCACAAATATGCCGGAGTTGTGGAAAAAGTAGAAGAGTTTAAAATAGAATTAGAAAAAGAATATGGTGCTGTAAATATTAGTTTAGAAGATGGTACCTATACACCTATAGAAGAAAAAACAGAAACAAGTGAGTAATGTTATAAGAAAAATCAGTATTGGATCTGATTATAAAAATGACGCCATGCATTATGCTGTAGGTCAACAGGTGTATGGCGGTCATACTATTTCACATATATTATGCGATGAAGAAAGTCAATCATATAATATTTTTATAAAAAAAGATGATGAAGTATTGCCTTGGAAAAAATTTAATTCTCAAATGGCAGTATCAGTTGAATATGATTTAGAATATTAATGAATAGTATATATCAGTTTATTATAAAACCTATAGGTGAAAGGTATAATAATAAATTAAAAATCAACAACACAGAACTTATACTTAATTCAAGTATATCAAATCATAAATTTATAAATAGACATGCTGAAGTAGTTGCTGTCCCTCTTGCTTATAAAACAAATATAAAAAAGGGTGATAAAATTATAGTACATCATAATTTGTTTAGAAGATATTATAATTTAAAAGGTAAATCAGTAAATAGTACTAAGTTTTTTAAAGACAATTTATATTTTGCACATCCATCTCAAGTTTACATGTATTATAAAAAAGGGTGGAAAACAAATGCAGATTATTGTTTTGTAAAACCAGTATTAGAAGAAGATGTATATAAAGATACCAAATTAATAAAAAATACTGGAGTATTAAAATATACAAACAGCACGTTAGAAGCCCTTAAAATTACCAAAGGAGATTTAGTTGGATTTAAAAGTAATAGAGAGTTTGAGTTTATTATAGACGATGAACTTTTATATTGTATGGAATCAAATGATATTTTATTTAAATATGGAAACAAACAAAACAAAAAAACGTATAATCCAAGCTGGGCACAAAGCGGTTGAAGAATTAATAAAAGTAGCTAAAGAAAAAATTGTAGATTCAGAAGATGATGTATCGGCTGACATATTAAAAAATGCAGCTGCTACAAAAAAATTAGCAATATTCGATGCTTTTGAAATACTATCAAGAATTGAAGAAGAAGAAAATATAATTACTTCTATTAATAAAAATACTAAAGCTTCTAATTTTGGAGGTTTTGCTGAAGGAAGATCTAGATAATGTATACAAACACTTTATATAAAATTTTACCTAATCATATAAAACCTAAAATTATAAATAATAATAATAGGTATAAAAAATGGAAACCAGGTTATAATAAAGAACATGATATTGTTATTATAAGCAAAACAGGTAAAATAGGTGAAATATATGAAATACAAGGTTTAAAAATAGCTTTACCTTTAATTGAAAATGCTTATAAAAGATCTAAAAATAAATTAGATCAATATTGGGAAATGTTTGAATATCCAAAACAATTAGCAAAACTAAAAACAGTTTTTGATTGGAACCAAACATCATTAGATTTTAAAAACACTTGGTATGATTATATTGATGAAGAATTTAAAAGACGTGAAGAAGGCTTTTGTTTCTACAACAAAGGTATTCCTAGCTATATTACTGGGTCTCATTATATGTACTTGCAGTGGACAAAAATTGATGTTGGCAACGCGGAGTTCAGAGAAGCCAACAGAATCTTTTTCATATTTTGGGAAGCCTGTAAACTTGATACCAGATCCTATGGAATGTGCTATCTCAAGAATAGAAGATCGGGATTTTCTTTTATGGCCTCATCAGAACTCGTACACCAAGCAACAATATCTAGTGATTCGAGGTACGGGATATTATCAAAGACTGGAGCGGATGCGAAGAAAATGTTTACAGACAAGGTGGTACCAATATCCGTTAACTACCCATTCTTTTTTAAACCGATACAGGACGGTATGGATCGTCCCAAGACGGAACTTGCATATCGTGTACCCGCTTCGAAGTTCACAAGGCGCAAAATTGATCAAAATGAACGTCCCGAGGAACTCGTCGGGCTCGACACCACGATCGACTGGAAGAATACGGGTGACAACTCCTACGATGGGGAGAAACTCAAACTTCTCGCACACGACGAATCGGGCAAGTGGGAGAGGCCAGACAACATACTCAACAACTGGAGAGTCACCAAGACGACGTTAAGATTAGGCAGTAGAATAATTGGTAGATGTATGATGGGATCTACATCTAACGCTCTAGACAAAGGTGGTAATAATTTTAAAAAATTATATGACGCATCTAATGTTACAAAAAGAAACCGCAATGGACAGACTAATTCAGGATTATATAGTTTGTTCATACCTATGGAATGGAATTACGAAGGATACCTTAACACTTATGGGTTTCCTGTATTTGAAACTCCAAAAAAACCAGTCAGAAGTATTGATGGATCCAACATTGAAATTGGCGTTATCTCACATTGGGAAAACGAAGTTGAAGGTTTAAAAAACGATCAAGACGGTTTAAATGAGTTTTATAGACAATTTCCTAGAACTGAAAAACATGCGTTTAGAGACGAAGCGAAACAATCTTTATTTAATCTAACTAAGATTTATGAACAAATAGATTATAATGAAGATTTAAGAAATACAAATGTAGTTACACAAGGTAATTTTCAATGGGAAAATGGGATTAAAGATAGTAGAGTTGTTTTTATTCCACATAATAATGGTAGATTTTTTGTATCATGGGTACCTAATGATAACTTACAAAACAAATATATTATAAAAAACGGTATAAAATATCCAGGAAATGATCATACTGGTTCATTTGGTTGTGATCCATATGATATTTCAGGAACAGTTGACGGTAGAGGATCTAAAGCTTCTTTACATGGTTTAACTAAATTTTCAATGGAAGATGTACCACCTAATTTATTTTTTTTAGAATATATTGCAAGACCTCAAACAGCAGAAATATTTTTTGAAGATGTTTTAATGGCTTTAGTATTTTATGGTATGCCATTACTTGCAGAAAATAACAAACCTAGATTATTATATTATTTAAAAAGAAGAGGTTATAGAGGTTATTCTATGAATCGTCCTGATAAAGTATATAATAAATTATCTGTTACAGAAAGAGAAATAGGTGGTATACCTAATTCAAGTGAAGATATAAAACAGGCACATGCTGCAGCAATAGAAGATTATATTGAAAATTTTATTGGATTTAACAATGAAAGATATGGTGACATGTATTTTCAAAGAACCTTAGAAGACTGGGCTAAATTTAATATAAACAATAGAACTAAACATGATGCATCAATAAGCTCTGGTTTAGCTATTATGGCTTGTAATAAAAATAGATATACGCCTACAGTAAAAAGAACTATAAATAATTTACCTTTAGACTTTAAAAAGTATAACAATAAAGGAGTAACTTCAAAAATACTAAATTAATGGTTAATATTAACTATAACAGCGCTTTTCCCGATCAGGTGGTACCTGAAGAAGAGAAAAAGTCAAAAGAGTATGGTTTACAAGTAGCCCAAGCAATTGAATATGAGTGGTTTAAAAACTCTAGTGGTCAAAACAGATATATTAATAATTTTCAAAACTTTAATAGACTAAGACTTTATGCTAGAGGAGAACAACCAGTACAAAAATATAAAGATGAATTAGCTATAAACGGTGATTTATCTTATTTAAACTTAGACTGGAAACCTGTACCTATATTATCTAAGTTTGTAGATATAGTAGTAAATGGTATGACAGAAAAAGGATATGAATTAAAATCTTTTGCTCAAGATCCATTTGCTATAAAAAATAAAACTACATTTGCTCAAAATGCTATAAGAGATATTGAAAATAAAGAAATGATTGAAGCATTACAAGCTCAATTAGGTCCTAATGCTAATTTATTTGCTTCAGCTTCACCTGAAGATTTACCTGGAACTACTGAAGAGTTAGATCTTTATTTACAATTAAATTTTAAACAAAGTGTTGAAATAGCAGAAGAAGAAGTTATAAATAATATTTTAGATTATAATAAATATGATCAAGTAAAAAAACAATTAGCTTATGATCTTACTGTTTTAGGAATTAGTTGTGTTAAAACAGATTTTAATTTATCAGAAGGTATAACTGTAGATTATGTAAATCCAGCTAATTTAGTATATTCTTATACAGATGATCCAAATTTTGAAGATATATATTATGTAGGAGAAGTTAAAAGTATGTCTTTATCAGAAGTTAAAAGACAATTTCCTTATTTAACAGATGCAGAACTAGAAGAAATACAAAAATATCCTGGCAGAAATACATACTTAGAAAATACTTGGTGGGGTCAAGATACTAAAGATCAAGTACAAGTACTTTATTTTGAATATAAAACATATCAAGATCAAGTTTTTAAAATAAAACAAACAGAACAAGGGTTAGAAAAAACATTAGAAAAACCAGATACATTTAACCCGCCACCAAATGATAATTTTGAAAGAATATCAAGATCAATAGAGGTTTTATATACAGGAGCTAAAGTTTTAGGATTAGGTAATAATCTTTTAAAATGGCAACTAAGTGAAAATATGACAAGACCTTTTGCTGACACAACTAAGGTTAACATGAATTATGTTATTAGCTCGCCTAGAATGTATCAAGGTCGTATAGAATCTATTGTAAGTAAAACAGTTGGTTTTGCAGATATGATTCAGCTTACTCATTTAAAATTACAACAAATAATATCAAGACTAGTACCTGATGGTGTTTATTTAGATGTAGATGGTCTAGCAGAAGTTGATTTAGGCAATGGTACTAATTATAATCCTGCTGAAGCATTAAACATGTATTTTCAAACAGGTAGTGTTGTTGGAAGATCTTTAACTCAAGATGGTGATTTAAATAGAGGTAAAGTACCAGTTCAAGAACTACAAACATCATCTGGTATGTCTAAAATACAATCAATGATACAAACTTATCAGTATTACTTACAAATGATAAGAGATGTTACCGGACTTAATGAAGCAAGAGATGGTACTACACCTGATAAAAATGCACTAGTAGGCTTACAAAAACTAGCAGCTGCTAATTCTAATACTGCAACAAGACACGTATTACAATCTTTAATGTATTTAACAGTTAGGGTTTGTGAAAATATTAGTTTAAGAGTATCAGATATGTTACAGTTTCCTACAACTAAACAGTCTTTAATAAACAGCGTTAATGGTTTTAATACAGCTACATTACAAGAAATAGAAAAATTATCAATGCATGATTTTGGAATATTTTTAGAATTAGAACCTGATGAAGAAGAAAAAGCACAACTAGAACAAAGTATACAAATCGCTTTGCAAGCAAAAAATATAGGTTTAGAAGATGCAATAGATTTAAGAGAAATAAAAAACACTAAACTTGCTAATCAAATGCTTAAATTAAGACAAAAGCAAAAGCAAGAAAGAGATAGAGCTCAACAATTAGAAAACATACAAGCTCAAGCAGCTGCCAATGCACAATCAGCTGAAAAAGCAGCAATGGCCGAAGTACAAAAAAATCAAGCGTTAGCCGATACAGAAGTTCAAATAGAGCAAGCAAAATCTCAATTTGAAATACAACGTATGGAACAAGAAGCTTTAATTAAAAAACAATTAATGGCTGAAGAATTTAATTACAACATAAAGCTTGAAGAAATGAGATCTAAAGCTAAACGTCAAAAAGAAACAGAAATAGAAGATAGAAAAGACAAACGCGTGCGTATACAAGGAACTCAACAGAGTGAATTAATAAGCCAAAGAGAAAATGACACATTACCTAAAGATTTTGAAAGTGCTGGTAATGATAATTTAGATGGTTTTGGTTTAGAGCAATTCTCTCCTCAATAGATTATTAATTTTATATTATCATATTATGTCAAAAAAAGAAGAAGTAATGGTTGAAGAACCTGTAAAAGAAACTAAATTACAAGATACAACTAACGAACCTCCAAAACAAGAAGGTAGTTTTAAAGTTAAAAAAATATTAAAACCTAAACAGTTAGTAGAAGAAAAAATACCAGATTTAATAAAAGTAGATTTAACAAAAAAAACAGAAAAAGATGCCGTTCCAGTCGAAGAAACAAGAGACGTGGCTGAAGATAAACAAGCCGGAGATATGGCTCAAGTGGACGAACAAGTACAAGACACCATTGAAGATGTTACAGATAAAAAAGAATCTGAAGAAATAAAAGAAGAAACTAATTCACCCTTACAATTAATAACAGATGAAGGAGATGATACTAACAAGAGCGGAATGGCAGGAAGCGATGAAACTTCCACTACCGCACCGAAACAAAAAGAAGTATTACAGGAAACTGAAACACAAAAGTTACCTGAAAATATAGAAAAATTAATAAAATTTATGGAAGAAACGGGTGGCGACGTACAAGATTATGCCCGTTTAAATGCTGATTATACAAATGTTAATAATGATGTATTGCTTCATGAATATTATAAACAAGCTAAACCTCATTTGAATGCTGAAGAAAGAAACTTTATAATTGAAGACTCTTTTCAGTATGACAGTGAGATCGATGATGAGCGAGATGTTAAAAAGAAAAAACTCGCTTATAAGGAAGAAGTAGCGAAAGCCAAGAACTATTTGGAGGATCTAAAAACTAAGTATTATGACGAAATCAAGTTGAGACCCGGCATAACACAAGACCAACAAAAAGCAAATGACTTTTTTAACCGCTATAACGAAGAACAAAAAGCACGTAAAGCTAGCCATGAAAGATTTGTATCTGAAACAAAAAACCTTCTCAACGAAGAATTCAAAGGTTTTGATTTTAAATTAGGAGAAAAAAAATTCAGATATGGTATTAAAGATCCTTCATCAGTAGCCCAAAGTCAAAGTGATATATCTAACTTTATTAAGACGTTCTTAAATGAAAAAGGAGATATAGCTGACGCGCCGGGATACCATAAAGCTTTATTTGCTGCACGAAATGCTGATACTATTGCTAATCATTTTTATGAGCAAGGTAAAACCGATGCTTTAAAAGAACAGATGGCTAAATCAAAAAATATAACAACTGAACCTCGTAAAACATCATCAGGTGAATTGTTTGTTAATGGTTTAAAAGTAAAAGCAATTAGTGGCGTTGACTCTTCAAAGTTAAAAATAAAAAGAAAAACGTTTAATTAAAAATAAATAAATAAATTATGGGAATTTTAACTCCACAATTTGGCTCAATAGTTCCTGCTCCTAATCAGCAGCTATTAGCCAGTAATTACCTATCTTTTACAGATGGTAATAATGATTTTGCTCAGCAATATCTACCTGAAATATACGA